GAGGATATAGAACCTTCTGGTGGTTTAATGAGTAGGAGACAGTAATGGCTATTAAGTTCGATAAAAATTTTCTAGCTGGACTAGGCGGTGGAATAGCTACAGGTGCAAATAAAGTTATACAAGCTGACCTAGCGGCTAATTCAGCAAAGGTATCAAAGATGGCAGGGTTTGCTGCTGAAAGAGCTTTGAAAAAACGAGATGAATATGATGCAGACTTAAAAGAGTTTGAAAAAGGAGTAAAGCAATTATCGGGTAAATTAGGTGAGAATGGTATGGACACTGCTCAATTTTTAATATCTGAATATGGTTCTGTTGAAGCTGCTGAAGCAGCCTCTGTAAAATTAATAGAAAGAGCACAGGATATGGGTACTAGTGTCTATGAACAGTTAAAACTAAGAGGGGTAATAGAAAATCGCGTTAGTCCTACAGGTAGGCAGTTAGCAATAATAAATGTACCAAAGCCAACACTAGATGAAAAAATTACAATACGTAATAGTGGTTGGGCTAGTATTCTTCAAGGTGAAGATGCTTCAGATAAAGTTGAAAGAGTTAAACAGGAGTATCTATCATCAGCAGGAGTAGGTAAAATGCCTCAGTTAGAGGGTGATGTAGCACCTGTTTTACAGGGCATACCCTCTGCCTCTATACGTGCTCTACCAAAGAATTTAAAAGGACAGGTCGATAGATCAAATATACGTATTACAGAATATGAAAGGGAAAGAGATAATTTACTTAAAGATCCTAAAGCAAATAAAGATAGGATAAAAAAACTAGATATGTTAATAGGTCAAAATATAGACACTATAAAACGGGCTAAAAGATTAACGGATTTAACTAAGACTAAAGATGTAGATGATAAGTGGAACGAAGTAACTTTAGAAATAAATGAACTAAGTAAATTAGATGTAAATGGTACTATAGGTCCAAAACAAAAAGAGTTATTAAAAAATCTTTTAGTAGATCAAACTCTTCTTGAAACTGCAATGGCTAGAAAAACAGCAGCTACTACAAAAGGAAAATCTGTAGTAGTAACTCAAACTCAAGCTATCTCTCGTTTAAATTATAGAGAAAATGATGTAAGAACTAAAATAGGATTTCCTAAAGGCACAAAGGCAGAAAGTTATGCGCGTGTTTTTACTGAAAATTTTAAAGATGGAATGATAAATAAAGAGGATCTTCCTCCTAGTATTATAGAGGATATAGCTGCTGGTAAAACTCCAAAGGCAGGAGATATACATATGTGGGTTAATAACACTATAGCTAAAGCAAAAAGTAGAGAGATAGTTAATATGTTATCAAATGCAGATCCTGTTACTACGAGGTTTCTTACAGAACAATCAGAATACAAAAGCATGGTAGATGTAAATCGTAATACCTCTTTACCTATACAAACTGATGGTGAGGCTGAGATTATGACTAAAGAACCAGCACTTAATTTAGGTGAAGGTAGTAATCAAACTACTGATATTAAAAAATCTATAGTTAGAAAACCTTTAGATGTATCTTTAAATCAAAATGCACAATTTAAAAACAGAATAAAAAGAAGAGATGAGATATTAGAAAGATTAAATGTAATTAAAAACGCAGGCGCAAGTGGGTTTAGTAGGAGCGAAGTACAAGCATTAAATGTTGAGTTTGAAGATATTATGGGTCAGACAGTACCAGAATACAATGACAGTTTAACAGTGGATAGTAGTGCATTTATAAAAAAACGTAATAGTGGACCAGATCCTTTTGAGGGGAGAGGCACAGATACTAGTGTTAAAAAACCATTAAGCACTAGTAATATAAGAGATGGTATGATTAGAGGATTAAGACGATCTCCTGAAGCAGCAAAGAAACTTATATCTTTAGTTAATACAAATAAAGATAAAGCCGTGTCTGATCTTATGAAAAATCTAACAGATAGAGGTACTCCAGTAACTAGGGATATAGCTTCTGATATGTTAGATCAGATATTAACACGTATTACTAGCGAGTAGGATAGCTTAGATGGCTTTATTAGAGCGAGATAATATATTCTCTACTCTTGAAGTAGAAGAGGGTGTATTGACTGAGCCAGTTGCAGAGGACAATGTCTTCTCTACTATTGAGATAGAAGAACAGGTAGAGGAAAAAGAAGAAGAAGAGATACCAGTAGAAACAACTGCACCTGCTACTGTAGAACCTACTCAAGAACAAGTTATTAAACCTGTAGAAGATGACAATGTATTCTCTACCATTGAAGTAGAAGAGTCAGATACTTCTCCAATTGAATATGGTAAAGGATATATTCCAAGTAAAGTTGGTAAAGTACCAGTACAAGAATACGCTGATAATACTGAATTTATGGAAAAAGTAAGTGTATTTATGTCTAATGCTTTTGGTGAAAAAGGACAACAGCAAGAGGATGAATCTAATAGAGATTATATAGAAAGATGGCTCACTGAGAAACGTGCATTTGAAAATAATTCTTTGTACATGGTTCCACAAATAGATTGGTTACGTACTGCTAGTCAGCAAGAGCGTGAAAATTTTTATGATATATGGATTCAAACAGAATTTAACATGGCTGATTTTACAGAAGAAGGTGGGGGAGAAACTAAATCTGCAATAATGGATTTTGGAGTTCATACTTTATTAGATCCATTAAATCTTATAAGTTTATTCTTAGGTAAATTAGCTACAAGAGGAACTATGGAAGCTGTTAAACAAACTTTAAAAAAGTTTGGTAGAGAAGCTGCATTAAATTATGCAAAAAAACTATCTAGAAAAGATGCTCTAAAAGAAGGTGTAGCGACAGGTACATTTGTAGGTGCTGAAGTAGGTTTAAAAGATTTGGGTTTACAGAGAATAGAACAAGCTGATAAAAAAGAAGATGAGATTGAGTACGATTATGCTCGTGCTGGACAGATGGCAGGGTTAGGTTTTGGAATAGGTAGTGTTGCAGGAGGTGCATCTGGTTATCTTGGTAGCAGATCTATATCAAAACAGGTTATACAAATAGATGATATGGCTAGACAGGCAGCTGGTAAAAGATTAGAAGATACTAAAAAAGCTCTTATGGATAAAGAAAATAAAACAGGCTTACCTGAAGACACACCTAACTTTGATCCTATTGAGGGTGAGAAGCTAATAGAAGAACTTGCAAAAGTTAAAAGTCCAGAGTTACTAAGAGGTTCTTTAAAAACAGACCTGCATAAAAGAATGAGTACCCTTGCATTAAATATAGTAGAACAACAACAGCTACTAGGAAAACCTCTAGATATAAATCTAAATGAAAAAGCTAGTGAAGTAGTACGTAACATATTACTAACTACCAGAATGGGTAGGGACTCTTTAGGAAAAGAGACAGGACAAGTAGTGATAGACAGTGACGTTCTAGAAGGTGCACTAACTAAAGTAGGACTAACTGAACAGCAGTTTATAAACATAGCAGGTAAAAGTATTTCTGATTCAGGTGCGGATCTTTCTGCATATAGCCAGTTTGGTAAATGGCTTGTAAAAAATAGAAAGATAGATCCTGATCTAGATGCTAGATTAAAAGCATTAAATAGTACAAAATATAAAAAGACTGTAGGGTACTTAGGTAAAGTATATGATATATACAGAAGGGCTGATAGAGAACGTAGAGCTGCTGGTGTTATAGCTCCCTCTACTACGTGGGGTAATATTATTACTTCAGTCATCACTGCTCCCATACGTGCAGGTACTAACTTTATAGAGTCTGCGCTATATCATGCAGGTAAAACTATGTATCGTGCACGTAAAGGCGAATTTACAACAGCAGATGTGGGTATTGGTTTGAAAGAGATGGCTAAAGATTCGTTTGGATTGCTGTATAGATTAGCCCGTCCTATAGAGTCTGCTGAAATATCTCAAAGAGTATTATCTGGTAACAAGTCCCTACTCTATCAAATAGAAAGATCCATAGCGGATGCTAGTGGAGATCAGGCTGAAACATTAAGTGGTGTAGTAAGATTCTTAAACTCACTAAACATGATTCAGGATGTGTATGTTAGAAGGGCTGTGTTTTCCTATTCATTAGATAAACAACTAAGAAGACAGGGTATGAAAATAGATGATGCACTAGTGGGTAATAAGGGCGTTCCTGTTGCTATGCTAAAGAATGCTGTAGATGACTCTATGAAAGCAACCTTTTCTTACATGCCTAGATTTGGAGAGAGTCAGTCTGTAGCTGGCGTAGCTAATTCAGCAGGATACGCTATGGTTAAAATAGCAGAAGCTGTAGGTCCAGTAGTTCCTATCATTGGTACTGCTGACAACGCCTATCCAAGATTTTTTGTAAATGCACTAGCCTTTAACTTAGCACACTCTCCTATAAGTATGATAGATGGTGCTACTAATTTATTTAGAGGTATAACTAAAAAGCATTCAGCAGATATTGTATCTGCACAGAAAAAATTAAAAGTTAATCCTGATGACATAGAAGCGACTATACTACTTAATGACGCAAGAGATAAGATAGCTAAAGCTGTTGTGGGTACTTCCTTAATCTATGCTTCCTATAAATACAGAATAGATAATCAGGATATAGAACCACAGTTCATTAAGAATAGTAGTGGTTTTTTAAGTGACATGTCTAAGTATATTCCATTAGTGCCATTTTTACAAGTAGGAGATCTATTTGCTAAATGGGAACTAGGAACACTGGATAAAGTAGATGGCAAAGAACTTATTAAAAACTTTGCAGGAACCAGACTTAGAAATCCACTTAGCTTTGCTGCATTTGATGATCTAAGAGAGGTGCTAGAGTCTTCTGGAGAGGAAGGAAAAACATTAACAGGTGAACGTGTCGGAGAGATGTTAGGTGATTGGACAGTAAGAACATTTAATCTACCTCTAGCTGGACCTAGATTCTTAAGTGACATTTGGGCGCAGATTGATGAGGATGAAGCGTTAGCTAGAGATAGAAAACAGTTAGAGGGTGTTGGAGGATTAGAACGATACGGAGAGATAGTAAAAAAAGGTACTATGTACACCCTACCACTGTTTAAACAACTCCTACCTGAAGCAGAAGATCCTACTAGAGAAGCAACTAGAATTAAACAGGCTCCTATTTATCGTGCTCTATTTGGTGTAAGCACACAAGAGAGAACTAGTGATCTAGAGAAAGAACTCGTAAGACTAGGTATAAAAAGCTATGAACTTGTGCCTAGAATGAAAGATGGTAGAGCTAAAGCATTAGTAAAAAGAGAGATGGGTGTACTAATGGAAGGTGAGTTCACTAGACATATTAACAGTGACTACTATAAAAAATTAAATGACAGAGATAAGAAAATATCTTTTGATAATAAGTTACAAACAATGAGAAAACTTGCTAAAGAATATGCACAATTAAAAAGTTTTTATAAATCCGATGTTGCTACTACTAAAATAGATCCATTCAACAGAGAAGCATTTGTTAATCTTCCTAAGAAAACAAGGCAATCTATTGATTACCTATTTGCAAGAAAGTACAATGGCAAGACTGTTTTAGATGTACAGGCAGAGAATAGAAACACAGATATATTTGGAGAAGCATTAAAGTTTGTAGACATTATAAAGAATCTTCAAAAAGTTTTATAACAAACTACCTCTTATCTCCGCTACCCTTTAGTGTACCTTTATTTAACCTAGCTTCTAGCTTATCTTTATTCTGTTTAGCTATGACACTCAACGACATGTCAAGATCAGATGCCAGTGCTGCACAGTACCACAGTACGTCGCCTATCTCTGATGCTAGTTGTTCCTTCCAATCGTGAGGCATGGTATCTTCACCATCTCTAATAAGTTTCTTTACCTTATTAGCTACCTCACCTGCCTCACCAACCAACCCTAATGCTGGATATGTAATCTTATATTCTTTTGGATATATAGCTGTTGTCTGTGCGATCTTTTGGTAATCATTAAAATCTAACATTGCATATCTCTCCTTTAACCATTTAACTGCTGACCGTTCTAAGTTGTTCTTCATGCTTAACCTTTCTTAGTGTCTCAAAGTAGGCCTTGTTATAACCACGTTCCCACTCTCTAGATTGCATAGAGTTTTCTTTGTATGGGTTAGTATACTTTGCCCCTCTATAGAAAGCATCATAACCTCTACGCCACTGTATCTTTAGTGGTGCATCATGTTTAGTTAGTCCTCTACGCATACTACTTCTCCTTGTTAATTCGGTTGATCCAGTTCTGTAATCGCCATATTATAACAATCAGACCTGACAACAAAGTTATTGTCATCATCTTTATCGCCTTTCTTTTTAAACACAGCATTATCAAAGTACTCTGTCTTGTCCTTACTACCTAAGAACCATGCAGTACTGAGATCTTTCTTAACACGTACAAAGGCGTACATGTCACACTTCTGTTTAGTATTTAACTTAGCTACAGAACATTCGTAGTGATTCAGTGGAGGTACACTTGTCTGCTTTGTCTTTACGTCTACTGTCTTACCATTGTCAAGCATGATGTCATAGTCGTAAGTGTTAAGCCACTTACCTCCCATTACTTTCAGAGCTACCTGCTCCCCTATGAAACCTGCTAGTGTACCTCCACCATTCAGGATGGACTGATGTAACAAGCCCATCTCTAACATCTTGTGCCTAGCTTCTACTACCATATCGTCTGTTATATCTAGTGCAATCATGTTCTGTACTCCTTATGTAGTTAAGTCAACAACTTCACACACCCCTGCTGAACAGGCTAGTTCCCTGCCTCCTGATGTGCCATCTTCCTTTTCATAGTCGGATAGCTTACTCCAATCTATTCTACTTGGCATACGCTTAACCATCTCCATGCATGTAGCTTTGTCTACCTCTTGATAGGGAGCTTGTGGATATATATGATCACTATAAGGTAAGAAACTAATACCAGATACATCATCAAAGTTTTTATATACCCATGCTCCTACCTCCATCCATTCACTATCACGTACTGATATTGTAACAGATGGTTTGTGTTCACACCAGTGTGTTTGATAAGTTAGCCATAAATCTAATTGTTCTATGGCTGTCATATCATTACGTGTTACAGCACCTGTTGGTGATATAGTAGGAAAACTAAACACTGTAGTGTCCAACGGCTTATCTTTTTCTGGTTCGTTAGGTATACCATGATCAATCATAAACTGTGTCATAGGGTCTTTGTTATCAGCACGTACTGTCCTGATGTAGTATGGACTATGCCTTGCATGAATGCCACTAGCACTGTCTACTAGCTGTGACACAGTACCTGATGGCTTAACACATGTAATAGCTACTGACATGTTAATACCTATTGCTTCTGCTATCTCTTTATTAGTATCTACAGCTACTTGCTTTAGTTCCTCTAGTACTCTAGGAAGACTGATACTCTGTTGCTTACCATTTAATATCGGGCAGTCCATGATACCTGTAAGAGATACACCCAACAGTCTCTCTTCTTCTGTATTAGTCTTCCATATCTTACGTAGGTATTTAAAATCTGTAAGTGTAGATTGTAATGTACCTAGTATAGTAGCTAACTTTACTTTCTCCTTAAGTGTCTTAAGTGTATCTGTATTACGTGCTACTACCTCTGATAAATTACAGAACTGAAATGGTCTTAATATAATTTCAGAGCATGGGTTACAACCAAAAGCATGATCACCATCTCTTCTACCATTTTTAGCTACCTGTTTACTAGCAGATTGCCTGTTAAATATACCACGCTCTCCAGAATAACTTTCATACAATGATGTCCACTCCCTAATAAAAGTTCCTATGTTGGGCTTGCGCTCATAGGCTACGCTATTGTTGGCTAGTGTTCTTTGTGGATTATGAATATACCACTCTCCTGATTTAGCATGACGCATATCACCATCATCAATGTCTGACAGGCTGATCAATGCGCTACGTCTTACACCACCTACTACTACTACATCACCTACCTTACACATAATGTCGTGGCATTCTAGTGGTGTTAACTTACGGCCTACTGCACCTTTAAACTTCTCAATGCAGAAGTTAAATAGTTTTTCTAGTGGCCCTGCTCCAGATGCCCTGCCTCCAAATGTCTTTAATCTAGCACCAGCAGGACGTACCTCACTGACATCCCATGTAGGTATCTGACCAGAGTATAGCATAGCAATTAGTTCTTTGAGAGACTTGGCCCACCCGATACGAGAGTCTCTTACTTTAATTACCGTGTCAGAATTAAACAGTTGTTCATTAACTGTGGGCAGTTTCTCTACGTAATCTTTTTCAACAGAGAAGCCAACACCTGTGCCACACATAAGTACATACATGCATTCATCAAATGCTCTTGGTGTATCTACTGTCAGGTATGAACAGTTATAGCTAGGCACGTGACACACATCAAGTGGTGCACCTGCTGTCATCAACGCTCTCATACTTGGCATAACATTTAAGTCCTGTACTGCATCTACTAGTTTCTTGTGAGTATCATCTGGCATCATATAACCATACTTATCTTTCACATAGTTCTCAAGGTAGTTGAAGTATCTTTCAACTGTCTCAAGCCAACCCTCACGCCTTTGCTCACCTTCTTTCCATCTGGCATAACGTGATAGGGCAATAAAATTTTGGTAGTCAGAACTTAAATAATTATTTGTATGCATAGCTATCTCTCCATATTTATTTTCAATGATGACACTTCTAGCCCACCTACATCATGGATGTATTCACGTAGAGCATCATCTATTTCAGACGCGACATCTCCATCAGAAGGTACATGGTACTCTTCTTTGTTTATGTCTAAGGTTAAGAATACTTTTAGTTTCATGTAAATGATTCCGCTAAATCATTGTACTCATTCTTTTGTGTTTCGTCAATTAACTTATCAAGATACCACCTTGCTTTCTTAAGATCTTCAACAGGTTTATTCTTATATTCATATCTCCATAGGTATTTTATTACTGTACCTTGTAGGTAGTACTTGTATCCTATGTCAGTAGCTGCACCTATTGCGTCAATACATTCTATACCACTCTTGTTGTAGTGTGGTGGACTATTTACCATGTCAGTAAAAGGTAACTCTGGCTCTCTTTCTTTTGCGTACTTAGTATCATCAATACTAATTGTTTCATTACCCAATGTGAGTGTTGGCATCATGCTGATCCTTTCGTTGTCGTATTAAAAGATAAGTGTATTACATTACCATCTATACTTGTCACCTGTGCAGTTACAGGTTCGGTAGTAGGTGTCTTTGGTAACGTGTCATTGTCATAGTCTGTTACATAGTTACTTATGTCTGTTCGTAGTACATCGTCATACTCCATCATAGGTACAGATGCACATATCATTTTAGTTAAATGCATTAGCTTTGTAAAGTCTGCTCCTGTTAATTTATGTTTGTCATCCCACATAATACATATGTCTACATCACCATTCCATGTGTCATCTACTATATGAGGACGCAATCGTATTGCAAAATCATTAGGATCAAACTCAGGATCTATATCGTCTGTCATGCAATCCTCCTTTTCGTACCTGTAAAAGATATAAACTTACTATGTTTATTCTTTCCTTTTTCTTTAAGCCATTCTTCAGGTACAACCCTAGTACCATACCGAAAGTTATATTTGATACACCATTCTGCATATGTACTCTTGGCTCCCTTGCGTAACTTTCTCCTACTGTTCTCAAAGATAAAGCGTATATCTAACTTAGGATGCTGTCTCTGTATAGCTAGATGCTTACGCCTATCAGCAGCAGTGAACATACCCTTAGACTCTATAATTATACCATTGTCTAATATAAAGTCAGGAGTATAGGTACGGTAGGCTAGATCTTCCCACTCTATCTTAAGACTTTCATAGGAAAACTTTACCTTTAAAGCCTTAAGTTCATCAGCGAGTTTCTTCTCTAAGCCTGACCTGTACCCATACTTTCTCGCATGAGAGAACCTTGCATAGTTCATCACGTGCTAGTACGCTCTGCCATTCCAGAATGAAAATGCACCAGAGCCTAGCTGATTAATACCGTAGCCTAGAGTTTTTAACTCTTGACGTATTGTAGAATCAATATCTTTTCTAGCTTCTAATGCCACACGTAAAGAAGCAGTACGCTTCTCTTTGTACTCGCGTTTCATTTCAGATAGCTGTGCTTCAGCTTCTCTAATTGCATTCTCTAATTCTGTTACGTCTGTGTCCATTCTTCTAGCCCCTTTCTATTTTCGTTTTTACCATATGCCTCGTAGTGATGCTTCCCATCCCGAAACTGTCCATTGTCTACAGCCTCTTTAACATCTGGGTTAGCATTAAGATAGTCCACTTCAGGAAAATCTTTCATACTCTACTCTCCTTCTCTATGTGCACGTAAGAAACTATCTTAGGTTCCTTTGCCCGTGACTTTAATGCTGGCAGTTCTTTCATCTCAGGCCAACAGGTCTTGCGGAAAGAACACCAGCCACACTCACTACCTAGTATTTTATTTCCTGTCAGCTTACCATTAAAGGTTTCATCTACTGCATCAAAACAACGCTTGAACTCATTCTTATTAACAGTCTTCACTGTCTTGTTAATATGATACATTTCTTCCATCATGTCAAGTCCATTAGCAGGTACATATTTAAAGCTACCATTTGCTTTATTAACTACCCACCAACCACCAGCTTTAAGACCTGATGCCTTGGCATATCCTGCAAGTTGTCCCACATAACCAAACGAGTCATGTGCTTTTAATGTAGCATAGTCTTTAAACTTATTTCTATATGACCAATCGGATGCAGACTTTATATCATCTACAGCACCATCAATCTCTATATCATAAGTACCTTTAATCTTAGTGTCTTGATCAGGTAGGTCTAGTTCTACTGTGTCTGCATCACCATACTCTACCTTCGCTTCTGTTAGTAGCCCTTTAAATATTGCTTCTACTATATCTCCTAGCATCATGTTCATTACAAAGTTACTGGGTAGGGGCAACGCTTTATCGGGCTGGTTCTTTTGAAACCAGAGTTGGCAAGAGGGTCTGCCTATATTAGACATCCTCAAGCCAAACTTCCCACGTTTGTTTCCCCCACCAAACTGGCGAGATAGTGCGTCCATGACATCCTTACCAATACGTTCTATTGTATCTTTAGATAACACAGCCTTACCATTGGCTGCATCTGTCATGTACTGCGCTAGTGCCAGTTCAGCAGGATGATTCATTACGCTACTGCCGAATCGTCAATGTCAACAAACTCATTCACTAAATCTAGATCATCTCCTGACATCTTACGTTTAGACTTGTCAGTCCATGCACTAGAGATGTACTCATTGTAACTATCTACCCACTCCATGAAGTCAGCAAAGGTAGACTGATCACCTGATGTCAAGGCTATAGAGTTGTCCATGTCAACAGATACTTCAGGTATGTAGAAGCTACTACCATTTGGTAATGGCTTTTCTTCTGTACCTACAGTGATCTCGTGAGAGATAGGGAGTAGCCTCTGCTTATTAAAAGCATTGTACGTGTCACCTAGTATCTTAAAGGCATCACGATTATCTATCTCCCATATGAAAGGTGTAGTACCTAGCTTAGTTTCTGCACCTGACTCATCCACAGGATCTACTAGATCAGCTAAACCAAACACAACACGAGTACGTTTAATCTGTCTGATCAGATCTTGCTGTGCAGTAGGCAGTGCCTTGAAGTCTTTGATCCAACCACTAGGCTTACCACAGTTGAACCCACCATCGTTGTCCTTAAGATCAACATACAAGGACTCACCCATAGTAGTCTTTACAAAACGATTAGGTACATTACCTGAACCTTTAATGAAACGCTTGTACATGAAGCGTTGTAAGAAGGTACGTAGTTTAATCTTTGGTGCATATACAGTGGCACTGTCTGGTACTTCTAACTTGAAGTGTCCACCTGACACCACTTCCATGTTTACTTTCTTACCCTTCAGTTCAGTCTCGCCCATGATAGCTGAATGAGCAATGCGTAGTCTAGCTAAGTTACTAGATGATTTATTCTTACTACTAGCATCTGCTGTGATGCCCATTGCTTTAGCCATTTCATCATAGTTGTTTGTATCTACAGTTGTTATCGACATGTGTTGTTCTCCTCACATAGTTTTTCAAAAGAGCATAGTTATACTACGCAACGTCCTTAATGTCAAGCCAATTATTACCTATTTTAGATTCTAATAGTAAAGGTACATTAATATCAACACCTAGATCTTGTTTAATATACATGTACAAATTAGTATTGCAATCATCAATAGCAGTTAAGACTTGATCTTCTTCTTCTGGATGTACATCAATGACAATACTATCGTGTACTGTGTTGACAACGCAAGACTTATTACCTTTCAATAGTGTCTCTATCCATTGTAATGCTACAGGTACAATGTCTGCTGTAGCGAATGATTGCACAGGATAGTTCTTGATCTGTGTAAAGTAACTGATCCTACCACGTGCATTTCTTTGTACATCAGGGAAAGAAAACTCCCTACCTGATGGTGTTGTAATCTTGCCTGTGTTAAGTGCTTCTTTGGCAAGAGTGTTGTGCCAATCAGCAATACCTTTGTACTTCTCTGTGAAGTGGGTGTAGTAGGCAGCTTCTGCTTTAGATCTGCCATATCCACTAGCCCCATACAGAGGAGCAAAGGTATGTGCCTTGGCATCTTGTCTTGATGTAGTCTGCCCAGCATCAGTAATAATCTTAGCTGTGTAGGCATGTACATCAAAGCCTTCAGTGACTTCCTTTATAGCAATAGGATCTTGAGATAGATACGCAGCTACCCGAAACTCTAGTTGTGCAAAGTCAGCTTCAAGTATCTTACCTCCATTGAATCTTGATATGAATACACGCTTGACAGGGAACGTACCTCCACGTGGCATGTTCTGCATGTTAGGCTCTTTACCACTAAGCCTACCAGTAGATGTCATGTGTTGGTTAAGTCTTACGTGTAGCATACCATCTGACTTTACATTGTTAGCTATACCACCAACGAATGAGGACAGATAAGTATCCAATGCAGATAGTCTTTGTACCTTCTCAAGAAACTCCAGTGAGTCAGTCAGTCCTTTACTTCTTGCTGAGTTTGCCAGTAGCTCTAGGTTCTTTCTGTTAGTAGAGAATCCATTAGCTGTAGCCCACTTAGCATTGGGAGCATTGAACTTCAGACCACCAATAGTACTAGTAGGAATAACATGATAGCCATTGCCACCACACGAGTTACACTTAGATTGTTTTGAATATGGTGTACCATCCTTTTTCTCCTTTCTTAGTTTACCTGAACCATAACAATCAGCACACCGCTTGACATGTGACTTGAACACTACGTCAGTTTCTTCCCTGATCAGTTGTTTGAAAGCAGTCTGCCCCATGTATGGGTCTATCTTATTAATCCATGTGGATTTATTCATAGGCTTACGGCTATATATCAGAGTTGATAATTGCTCTGGACTACTTAAGTTTAATGGTACATCACCCATTAACTCTCTTACTTTACCTTCTAAGTATAATAGTACCTCCTTTCTCTCTTCTTCAAATGCAATACGTACACCTTCCAGTGCAGTCATATCTACTTTAAAACCTCTGTCGTATATCTTAGCTAGTGTAATCACCATCTGATTAGTTAGGTGTGCTACGTTATGCATACCACTAGCCTCAGTACCCACAAGTTTAACACGTAGTTCATGTGCCAGTTGCTGTGTCGCATGTAGATCAGCACTTAGATACTCAGACAACTCAGCATGTGGTATGTCACGTACTGATACACCTTGCTTGAGATAAGCCTTGAGTGTGTCCTGTTTCTTAGTGTCCAACTCATAACGTAGTGCACATGCTTCCAATGATAGAGGTTGCTTGACACCACGTAGTATCAGGTACTCCATCATCATAGTGTCAAACACAGGACCATCATAGCGAAAGCCTGACTCCCATAGCCATACTAAGTCATGGCCTATGTTATGTCCAATGAGTACTGTAGCCTCATTCAACTTATTCTGTACAGTCGTATAGCCATGATGTGTAGGAGCTACCTCACTATGCTCAAACGTAACTATTGTCTCGTTACCCTGATCATCTAGCATACCTACCATCACAAGCTCATTCTCGTACTCGTAAGGATCTAGCTGTAGCTTACCTGCACGTTTGGTCACTGTGTTCTCTACATCAAGCGTTAGTTTCATCTTGCATCTTCTCCTTTGGTATCTCTATAAAGTTAAAGTTTGCACTGAAAGATCTACGTTCACCTTTAGTATAGAAAGGATATACACAATGGAATAAGTCACTAGGAAATACATAGAAGTCTCCTACCTGTGGCTTAACCATAAAGTTTGTAGCACTGTAGCTACCTGCACTACCATTCACAAATTGTATATGTCCATGAGAAGGATGATGATCTTTATAATCTTCTTCCCATTCTTTCTCTATACCATCAGGCAATTTAAGATAGCCAACACACGACATACGACAGCTAGTGTGTAGGTGTATTGGGTTGTACTCAGTGTCAAACTGTCTGACTAACCAACCTGACACAAACTGTACGCTGTAATTAAACCTATCTGTATTTAGTCTACTCTTACCATATGAGTTACGTACTGTAGCTATCTGATTATACTTACCTATAAACTCTTTTATTTCATCTACAAATAAATCTCTCATGGGGTCGCTGAATTGTAACTCCTGTTTAACCTTACCTACTAAACTTGCAGAGTAATCATTTAATTCCTTTCCTTGTGTGTCATAGAAACCATTCATAGTTTTAACAAACTCAGGACTTAGTTTCTTATACCCCATCACTGGGCCAAATGGAAAGAACACATGATCCTCTGCGTCCTTTGGTGGTGTAAACAAATTTACCATAGTGTTTCTCCTTATGCTGAAAACAATGCAGTCTTATAATCGAACTCGCAAGTTACCATACCATGCCAGCCTGTCAACTTATTTTTTGCAATGTTAATATGTCTTTGTGTATCTTCCTCAGTCTGATTCTCTGTTGGTGGATTCCTTGCTAGTAGTAGCATGAGATCAGCTTCAGCTGCCTTGCCTGTCTTGGAACCTTCCATCATAGATTGGTTGAGTACAACCCTACCTTCAGCTTCAGCAGATAACTGTGACATGTAGAACACTGCACACTCCTGTTGCTTTGCTATCTGCCTAGCGTACATGACATTCTGTTTGAGTACCTCATGTATACTGACACCATTAGCTGTGGATGTAAACTTGTCACCCATATCTAACATAATAATGTCAGGCTTGTAGTACTTGCATACTGACTCCACCCATGACATGTCTTTCTCTGTACTGTCCTTGAACTTAAGATGCGTAGACTTAGCCTTGTATCTAGCTAGGTGTGTAGCTTTATCCTTACGTATGCCATCAGCATCTGTACCTACAGCACATGTTAGATACCTGTGACCTACACGAGTAGGTGTTTCCTCATTGCAGAGTACAATAACTTTAGCACCCTGATCAGCAAAACCATTTGGACCCATAACCAAACTGGCATGGAAGCTAGTCTTACCTGTGTTAGACCTAGCACCTATCTCAATAAGCTGACCTGCATTCACACCGGGAACCTTACGTGCAAGGCTAGGTATGTTGAATGTCCACTTGCTTTGTAGATCACCTTCTTCAAGTATCCTGTCCATGTTCATGTCTTCCCACTGTACCTGTAACTTAGGTATGAAGTCATCACCATGTATCTCAAGTAGATTACGTAGAGGCTGTAGACTTTTGAGTGACCCATTAACAAAGTCAAAACCTAAGTTGGCAACCTCTTCACCAATCACCTGTTGAAATAACTTAGACAGTACCTCTTGTGCTATGTCCTTACCCATAGGCTGTTGTGTTTTAATCTGACCAAACAAAGCAGTGTACTGTTGCTTCTGTGCTGTAGTCAGTGATGGATTGTCTGATAAAAAAAGTGCCTCAACTTCATCTGGTGAGACACTGCGATTGTAATCGTCCATTGCTTTATCTATTACACGTTTAACTTTCTGAATATCCTTGCTGAATAATTTCATAGGGCAACGTGATCCCCTGTGCTCCTCGTAGAATTGTTTCTCCATAAGGCTTCTTATAAGTGAAAGTTCCATAGCTCATCCTTTCATAGTTCATTAAGAGCGTCCATATCTTTCTTCTGTCTATACTTTATATCGTCCTGTAGACGTAGGACTTTTACATTATCAACTACACTTCTTAACTCCTTTGCTATTGCTATTGTTTTCTTTGACGCATCAGGATCTAATGCAACTATTGCTGTAGAGAATTGTGTTAGGTATTGCCTCTGTTCGTTGGACATGGAAGTTCCCATTAAAGCTACCCCTGTATGTCGATCTCCTCCAACAACTGCTGCACTAACACAATCCTCTACAACTACAGCTACCTTACCACAACCATACACATAAGGCAACCCACTATTTCCATATCGCTTCCACTTAGGTATCCGCTTACCCAATGCCCTGCCTGTAGCGTCAACTGTAATATCATTGTGTATGACAGGAAACACAACACGATGTTCACGTATATCATACATCAGACCATGCTTGGCTACATCAAGACCCCACTCACTTGCATACTCATAGACATGAGCATCAGTAGGTACAGGCACTGGCACTACGTACATAGGCATGTCAAAGCTGGTGTCCTTTACCCTTACTATTTTGTTTAGCTTGTCCTGTATAGCAGTAGCAGACATGCTCACTCTGTTAGCACCACTGATACTACACCCTGCCTTGTAGCAGTTCCATAGTAGCTGTCCATTTAGATTGGACACAGTGAATGTCCTACGTCCTTTGCATTCAGGACAATCCATACGTACAGAACTACCATCAGTGATGTCTAAACCTGTGAG